GGAGGACCAAATACTGCAAATGACCCGTTCCCTGTAATGTCTTTCCCACTGCCATCAGATCCTGCGTACCGTAAACTGGTAGTTACATTCTGGTTGGATGATGTAGACGACCGACTATCTGCCAACCATTTGCAAGACGCAGAGAAAAGCTGGAAGTATGCCAACGACATTTACCTCTCTCTACCACCCGGAGAGGGAGACCTTGAAATTGAGGGCTGGATTTTCAAGCAACGGGTAAAACTAAACAAACGCACAGACACAACCAATGCGGACAATTACTGAAAACTCGGCAACACCTGCAACAACAACACCAGCAGCAAAAAAGTCCACCCAACCTTTGGCGACTTTCAGCACTACTCTTAAAGACGGTAGGGAGATTAAAATCCGTGAGATGACCGGACGGGACCTTATCTTCATGGAAAAGGACCTTAGCAAGGCCGGTGATGTGGAAAAGGGGATGAAAATCATCGAGCGACTCATCGTTGGCGATGACAAAATCACCTACGAAGAGATCCTGGACCTTGGCGTTCGTGACTTCCGGAAACTTAGTGACCTCGTTGCAAAAGCTAACGGAGATGACGACTCAGACCCAAACTAAAAGTCGAAGACCTGGAGGACTTTACTTACTTGGTCTTCGTAGACGATCACCCTCCTGTGCATTTTCGAGAACTCTGCCCCAAAGACTTTTACTTGGCGCAGATTCTAAGAGATAAAGAAGGCAGCATTTTCCTTCTTCTTGACAGGTTAACACTGGAGGACTCCGCACTGGACAACTTCAGCACAAAGCAAGCCAGAAAACTTCTTGACTGGGTTGTTGAAGAGTTGTTATCTGAGAAGATAATGACTGTTGAAAACTGGTTGGAGTCTTCTTACCATTTGTGCAAGCAACGGTGGGATAGTTCTGTTGACTGGTTGGAGGCACAACCAATCAGCAAGATCTTGACAATGATTAGCATTGTCAACAAGCATGTTGAGCAACAAGAAGCACAGATGAAAAAGTCTGCCAGGAAATAAAATGATTGAACTAAAGTTAAAAGGGTCTGGGGCACAACCACTTAACCTTAAGTGGTGGAAACCCACCCAAGTTGAGTGGGCACCAGTTCTACTGAAGGACCACAAAAAACCCTGGCAAAGTGAGTCCGACCCCACTACTGGTAGGCCTTGGGCACCACTTTCCAAGGGTTACGCAAAAAGAAAAAGTAAGAAGTGGCCTGGAGCCCCTATACTAAGGGCCTCAGGGGATATGCAAGACACAGCTGTTATTAGACCCTGGCAAACAGGGTTTCAGGTTCTTTCCGCTTACTATGGTGCTTACCACCAGTTTGGCACCTCCAAGATGCCAGCCAGGCCTTGGATGGGGATTCCTGATAAGTCTCTTATACAAATAGTCCCTATAGCCTGGAAAAACATTCTCCCACCTAAGAAGTAATTATGACTACTTTCAAAGAACAACAAGAATCCACCAGCAGGGCCAAAAGGTCGGCAGTCAAACCCGCTGCCGTGGAAGAAACTGCCCCAGTTAACATTGAACTGGAAACTCCAGACCCCGAACCAGTGGCTGCTCCAGAAGCAACTCCGGCTGAAAAGATTCAAACTGATGTTCGTGCCAAACTTGCCAAAAAGTCCGACCAAGAGGATGCATTCGTGCCCTCTAACCCTGCTGCACTAGAAAAGGCAGCTGAAGAAGTGGCAAAGGCAGAAGGATTCGACCTCACTCGCGGGACATCCATTGGTGCTCGCTTAATTGCCCGTTCCCGTAAATTGGCCTGATCATGATCTCTCTTCCATTTCAGCAGCAGTTCACTTGGAGAAAACTCGGTTACCTGTTCTTCTCGGACTCTTTGGAGTACCGTGCTGTTTTGGAAGAGAACCCCGAGTGGAACGTAACTGAATTGCCCCCCATAGGGGCACAGTTGCGTCTGCCTTCCCCCCAGTCCAGAAACGGTTTGAGGCAGTCAACATTTCTCTTCAATATACCTCAGGGTGAGCAAGCGGACGCAATTTTTCCGTTTGAGACCCAAGAGGAGTATGATTTAGCACTTTATAAGTACACACTTGCCGGGGTAGTACTTCGTGAGTCTGTAAACGGATACTCTTTCGACGATATTGCCTCAATAACAGGAGTCCAGTAACGGGGTAAAAGTAACTGTCACAAGACCCCAGTTTCTGGCCTTCGGGCACCACGTTGGAATCCTCCTTCGCCAATGCAGAAACAGGAAAAGGAAGGTACCCTTAATAAAAACATGGCAACTTTTTCACTGGGCACTGGGGTAACTCCAGGCGCTCCCGGCGTATACATCAATGAGCAGGCAGGTATCGCTGCGTCTGCTGCTATCACCAGCTTCAGCACAGTTTACATGCTGGTGGAGACAGAAGAAACCACCTCTGTAACTGTTTTTCCTTACAATAAACCCATTCCGGTTACGTCTCTGAACGACTACCGTGCTCTGATCGGTGGTCAAATCCCTTCCGCACGTATTCCTCAACTCAGCTACAACTGCGTTAACGAGTTTTTCCAGAATGCCCAAGTGGGTGATCTTCGCGTTGTTCGCGTCGGTACCCCTAACCAAATCGTAGAAATTGAGTTTCTGCCATCTGGTTCAAAGATCAACACAACTAGCCTGCCTTCCGCACTGATGGCTGGTAACGTTGTGTATGTTCAAATGACTATCAACGGTCTCAAGCTGGTTGCTGGCGATGGATCCACCGGTTACACCGCCGACGGCGAGTGGCTCGGTGTTCCCGTTGTGATCCCAGTCAATTATGTTGCCGGAGACGAAGTCAACAACCGTAAGATCTCTGCTGCTATAGCCGGGGCTGTGGCTCTTGCCATCGAAAGCAACCCTGCGGTTCGTTCTTCCGTTTACGTTCGCTCTTATGGGTTGACCAACGACCTGCTCCCTGGGACAAACTCTCAGACTAGCTACGTTACGATCGCTGGTGCAACTTTCGACGCTAATGTTTCAGTTGTTACCGAAGTTTTCCCTGTCGGGTCCAACTTCGTGTTCATGCAGAACGCCTACGACATCAACAACATCGTTGGCGAGCAAGTGAACCTGGAGCGTGTTCCCCAAGACTACGAACAGTGCATTGACACTGCTTTCGATGGTCAGCAAGACCAAGGATACCTGGTCACCCCCACTGCTTACGCTCAGTTTGATGCTGATGGCCGCGCTGCCGTTGGTGCTACTGCCGCCCGTCATTGCGAAAGCAATAACTTTAAGTGGATGGCTCTCGCTGATCCCGGTCCCTTCCTTGTTACCGACGTTAACAAGTATAAGAACTACACCCCTCACAAGGCTGCCGCGAACTTGGTTAACGGTCTTAACTACCTTGTGGATAACGCTATCTACAACTGGGTTGGTGCGGACGTCAACTACGACCGTTTGAACTACCAGTCTGTCACTTTCGGAAGCTCGTCTGAAGTACCTGTAACTGAGTCAACCAACTCAGTTGCCGACCAGCAAACTGTTGGTCTTCTTGACTCAGGCATTTACGTTGGTTCTTCTCAAGCAGTTACTGCCCCACTCGGCAAGTTCCAACTTGACACTTCCAACTACTGGCCCGTGACTCTGCCCATTCAAAAGGTGGTTCTTAGTGGTGCCTCAAGTGTTACTAACGACCTTTATTCCTATAACGGCACTGAAGTTTACGTTATTGCACCTCCGTACGATACCGCAGTCAGCAACGACTACTCCCTCAACTGGGTTTACCTGGCTACTTCCGCTACTGTTGCTTCCACAATACTGAACACAGTAACTTTGGCTGGCGGAAGTTCTAAAATGGTGGCATTGCCCTCTGGTGCCATTTCTGGTGCGGGTTCAGGTTCAACCTTCACCCTTACCTACGCTGACCCTTACTGGGATCTGCCTGTTACAATCAACGGTCAAACTTCTGACTTGATTGAAAACATTTCGGGTTCAACCGTTGGCGTGAACACACTTCACCTTCCTGGTACTCTGCAAGATCCTACAAATACTTACCGTCTTAACTTTGCCACACGGACTATTTACAATCCGGCAGCTAATCCCGGTGGTATTTCACCTTACGGACAGGTTGGGGCCATTGCCAGTTTGTCTGGTCTTTCCACTGGTTCCGGTTATACTCCCGGTACTTACGCAGCCACACCCCTCCTTGGTGGTTCAGGTTCAGCCGCAACTGCTAACATAACAGTTGACGCGACTGGCAACGTTTCCAGCGTGGCTCTAGTTGGCGCTGGTTCCAACTATTACGTTGGCGATACCCTTACTGCTGCTTCCTCCATTCTTGGTGCAGGTGGATCCGGTTTCACCATCAAGGTTGCCACGGTTGTTGGTCAAGTAAACGATGTCTATAGTGGTGCTGTTCAGTTCAACGTTCCCAACCACGGAATCTTGAATGGGCAACAACTCTTCTTCACACAACCGATTACAGTAAACGGTAATGCGCTGATCAAGGCGACCACTAAGCTGATCTCCAACCCTTACTATGTTACCGTACTCAACGCTAGCTCGTTCGTAGTCTCCAACAGCCTGGGTAACTTCTCGGCTCAAAACTTCGTTCGTTATGTTAACGGTATTGTCGGCACGTTGCCCACAGTTTACTACAGTGATGTGTTCGGTGGTGGTGTAACCTCAGCTACCTTGTCTGAGCTAACCACAGTGCCCGTGATTCGTGCCCGTAAATACGCTTTCGACTCGAACTCAGTCTTCAATCAAGCCGCAAGTTCCGCTGTCGCTCCTGCCCCTGTGGTTGGCGCCCCAGGTGTGTCGATTTACTTTAACTACAGTGCTGTTGTTATTGGACGGAACGAAATTTCACCCTTTGGTGAAGACTACACCACTGCTGGATGGTTGCCCAAGTTGCAGCTGGTTGACCCTGCTACCTCTACTGTCTCTGCCGTCAACAACGCTTATTGCGTACCAACGGTCGGTCAAAACTTCCAAGCCGAGTCTTACATGGTTCCTGCCGTTGATCCTATCCTCGGTGGCACTTATGATCCCACAGCCTCTGGGACTCTTGGCCCTGCTACTGGTTTCACCATTGCCAACCCTGGCTCTGGTTACAATCCTGGCACTTACAGCAACGTTTATCTGAGTGGTGGCCAAGGTTATGGCGCCGTGGCTAATATCACTGTTAACAATGTTGGTATTGTCACCGTTGTCACCCTGGTCTCCGGTGGTTGGGGTTATGCAGTTGCTGACTCCCTCACAGTCCCTGGTACACAACTTGGTGGCGGTTCTGCGTTTGCTTGCAACCCGACTGCTGTTGCCACTACAGTTCAGGGTGTCACAGCTGCTCCTAGCACTTATGTGACATCCGCTAAACTCGCCGCTACTAACTCGTCAAACTCCCTCCAAGCTGCTCGCGCTGCTCTGGTTGGTGTTTACTTCACCGTTATTACTGGCGCTGGTTTTGCCCCTGACGGTACAACTCCGGTTGCTGTTGGCGACAGCATGGCAGTTACCTACGACGGTAGCACCTATGCTTGGGCAGTCATTCCGACCGCTGCTTCTGGTGGTGACTTGACTGCGGTTTCACAACCTTGCTATGGAACTTCAGTTCTCCTGTCGTTCAGCCCTGAGCAAGTACCTCCCAAGAATCTGTGGCGTTTTGATGCCGTCACGTCAACTGAGATCATTGATAAGGCACTTCGCGGTGTTGGTTTCAATGGTATTCCTCAGGCTGTGTTCGTAGAAGCTGGTACTGACAATGTCAACCGTCTGCTAGATGACTCCCAAAGGTACTCCAACCCCTTCGGTTTCATTGCTTACTACGGTCCTTGGGTCCTAAATGCTTCCGGCCAGTACATCCCCCCTTCACCTTTCGTGACTGGTGTGGCTGTTCGTCGCTATCGTTCCGAGGGCTACCAGTTCCCACCTGCTGGCGTCAAGTACCAACTTGCCGATGCTGTGGCTGCTCAAATCCCCATCAACTCTGCTCAGCAAAACCTGCTGAATCCTAAGGGTTGTAACGCGATCCGTACTCTGCCTGGTTACCCTCAGAGTGCCGTGTTTATCTGGGGTGGTCGTACTCGTCTCGGAAACCCGGAAGATGCTCAACAGAAACTGTATCAGTTCGTTAACACTCGCGTTATTCTTAACGTTGTGTATGGTTCACTACGTAGCGCATTCGACAGTCAGATCTTCAACGTGATTGATGGTTTCGGTGTTGTGTTCAACCAGATCATCTCGGTTGGCAACAGCATTCTAAACCAACTTTACGTCAAGGGTGCGCTGTTCGGTGCACGTCCTGCTGATGCCTTCCAGGTTATTTGCGACAACCGCATCAACCCCCCAGCTGACCTTGAGAACGGTCTCGTTCACGCCAAGGTGTTCGTTACTCCTGTTCCCACTCTGGAACGCATTCAGATTGATTTGATTCGCGTGGCAATTGGGCAAATGCAGAATGAATTAGATATGCGTGGTCTCGGAACTGACAACTCCGGTCTGTGATAATGAGAGAGAGTCAAATGACAAGGGAACTGAAACTAGACGTTCCCGACTCTCTCCTATTTTCTCTGGAAAGAAAAGCACTAGAGCAGGGTACCTCATTGGAGGTGCTCTGCCTTTCCCTTCTGTCTGGTGCAAAACAAGGAGAGACGTTGGTGGACCCTGACTACTATTCGTCTTTAAGTCACTACGAAATGCGGCAGGAAGTCCGCAAAGTTATAGGGAGCGACTTGCCTCGTGAGCAAGTAAAGCGAAGAGTTAACCAGTTAGAATTTCAAATTTCCAAAAGGTACATTCGATGAGCACACCGGAACCCTTATCACCCAGTATCCGTGGTATTTCCTACCCCCTAAGGGTGCTCAATGGTAACCTTTCAACAAGTGTGGACTTTGCACTCGTTACTCAGCAAATTCGTAGTATTGTGGAGACCCGATACTTTGAGCGAGTCATGAGAGCGGAATACGGCATTGGTGACTATGTTCTAGAGATACTTGATCCCGGTCTGATTAATTCGGCCATTCAGTACTCAATACTGCAAAATGTTAGCAGTCTTAGCGACCTAAGTGTGACAGGAGACTGGGTTACTAATGGGGATAATGGGTTATACAATGTGTTTATATTATACTCGGTAAATGGTACCCCCCAGCCACCCCTCAGTTTCTCTTTGGCTAACTAAACCGCCATGCGGTTTAGAGAGATGCCACAGGGGTAAAATATACTCACGTAGAGATCGTGTTAGTGAATTACTTAAGGCACTACATCAAACTAATGCGTAAGGCAGAGCAACGGGGTTGGACCAAAGAGTCTGCCCCATGTTATGTTGAGAAGCATCACATTTTCATCAGAGCGATTTATGGTGAGAATGATAGGGTGGTGTACCTGACGGCGAGAGAGCATTTCATTGCTCATTTACTGCTATGGAAAGCATTCCGTACACGATACGGGGTTCA